TCCCTTATTTTATGTTAAGACGGCCCGCAGGCCGTTTCGCTTTTTAAAAGCTCATCAGTTAACATTATATACTTGGAATTACGAACCCGCTTTTAATACCTTCTTTTAATGTTTTTTTAGAACCCTTAAAAATCAATCCAGTAATTACATTTTTAGGCTCTAAAAATCTCAAATCTGTTTGGTCAGCATCAATGACTTTAAAACCTTTGTATGTTTTAGGCAATGCACCCGAAAAAACAAAAGACGCCCGCCCGCTAAAAGTCCGCATATATTCCAGGGCGTAACCTTCGTTATCCTCAGCCCTGGAAAATGTTAAATCGTAATTTGGTTGCTTTATAGCTTTGGGGCGTCTTTCTAGCGGGTATTTTGTATAGTCGTAAAACTGAATATCTTTAAAAATATCCATAATATTTAACGCTGATTTAATGCCGTCTTTCTGAATAAATGCCGTAAAAACTTTTTTATGCTTGTTGTTATTTAACTTTTTGTATTGTAACAAATCATCTAATTTAATTCTAATATTTTCATACGGAATATCAGAGGTCCCATTTAATCTGATAACTGGAATTAAATTTTTCTTTTCTGCATACGCTACAAAGTTCGATATTCTTAAGACTAAATTATTTAAAAAATCAATTCTTTCATTTAGAAAATATCGTGTTCTGTTAAGCCTGCTTTGCTGTATGTAATTAAATTGACCACGGCCCGCCATGTTTAAACATACGGCACGACATCCAGAAGTTGAAAAAGAGCATACATTTTTTCCAGATAAAGACGCTGGCGCCATATAGATAATAGCAGTTATATATCCTTCTTTGGTTCCTTTGCTTGTTTTGGGGTCCTGGTTAATAGTTAATATATTATTTTTTTCATAGTATTGTTTTAATTTCATTTGGTTACCCACCTTTGTTTGTTAGTTATTATTAAAAGTTTTATAATTATTTATTAGATTGAAAAACGGTGGAAAATTTCGAAAAATTGCAAAAAATTTTGCAAAAAAACAGCCTCCAAACGGCCGAAATGACCCGCCGAAAATCATTTAAAATCTTGTTATGCGCCTAGTATCCGAGCCAATCCAAGACTATTTGACCCCTGTATTCTGGAAAGTCTCCGCAGTCCCTGGAAAATTCAGAAAAAGTAAAACCATGTTGTTTTAACTCTCTTATCACTATTGATTTACTAACTACAGCTTCACAAGCCTCTTCGTAATTCATAGGTTACCCACCTTTTTTTAGTTATGCCCGCTTACCTTGGGCGTTAACTAAATTTACAAAAGCTCCAACCATAAAAGCAAGCTATTAATTTAATATCAAACAAACTGCCGAACCTAATACTAATTACTGTATATAATAACACAATGATAAAAAATAGATTGAAATTTAGTAAAATTTAATACTTGAAATATACTTGATAAATGCGCTTGCATAGCTCTCATTTAAAATAAAATTAGGCCCAAGCGGATAATATATTGCATACAGGGGGTAGAGCGTATATTTTTTATATGATGGGTTCAGATAGCATTCCCCAAAAAAAGAGGTAATTAAGTCCCAAAAACACATAACAGAAAAAAGTTGCAAAAGAAGTACGAATTGAATTATATTAAAAGCACGATGGATACACCAATTGCTAAAACGAGGGGGGAGGCAATGGTGAAAAACCGAACCAGATCGTATAAACGCTACAAGAAGTATGAGAAAGCGATTAGCGATGCGAGTGGTGATGGGCGCTGTTGGTGGATCGCAAAATACCTAAAACACACAATCAAATATTAATGAATGACTTAATGAAAAGACCAGATGTTTTGAATGCTATTAACTTATTAGTGGATAATCCTAATATGACTGCTAAGAGCTTAGCTACTACCCTTAATGTGAGTGTTAAGACTATATATAATTGGCGTGCTAATCCAAATTTTGTCGATGCTTTAGAAAAACAATATAGAGTAAAAATGGGATTACATTTGCCTGCTGTATGGGATGCAATGATACGAGAAGCTAAAGCTGGTAATGTGCAGGCAGCACGCCTAGTATTAGAATCATCTGGTAAATTAGTTAAGAATGTTAATGTGACTATTGACAGTCCTTTTGAGAAGTTTTTAAAAACAAGTGGACAAGATATAGAATATGAAGATGCTGAAATAGAAGAAGTTGTCCAGATCATGCCAGAACCTACAAGTGATCTACCTGAAAGAAAGATTGAGAACCAGGTACAAAGAACTAAAAATGAGAATAAAAGAATTAAGAAAGTTGTATTATCTGAAAAACAAAAAGCAAATAGAAATAAAAAACGCAGAGAATGGTATCAATGGATAAAAAGGGCCAAAGCTGTAGGTGTAGACCCATTACCATCTAAAAGACCTACTCCTGCACAAAAAGAGGCATGGATCAATGAAGTCAAGAAAAAAGAAAACAAATAAAGAGTTAGATAAAGGTATTGCTTGGTGTATGCATCAGTTATATATTCAATCGTTAGCTATAAAAGCTCTACAAGATCAAGTTAGCGAGTTGTCTCCGCCCCAGAACCCCGAACAATAACAGGGTTATCAATTTCTATATCTTCTGGTATTATTTGACAGTAACAGTTTTCCTTACATACTGAAAAGCCAGTTGCAGGTAATCCTTCTGATTGCCATTCATCCCATGATAATACTTGATCGATTCGGCTTTCGCAATCTGGGCATATTTTAGGAGATCCTACAGAAACCCATCTCATTTTTACGCTATCGCCATAAATGGCATCTTGTCCGACCCTAAAGCTTTGCATAATTCCAAGTACAATTCCTCGTTTAATGGAACGACTATATTCTCCGAAGATTCTTCCATTGTTTCTAAAATCGTTTGTGAGGGTTGTAATAATTCCTGAATCTGACATACCTGCTCCTCTAAGTAGTCTAATCTCTTGTTCAATCCTTTCAGTAAAGATAGAAGCGTAGTAAGCTGTTGCAAGAATTGCGTAGTTGATGGCTGCTTCGTCTTCTTCGGTGGCTTCATTTAGTATCTCCTCTAGCTCTGCCATGATTATGTAAGCTCTTTGTTAGGTATGGATAAAGCTTTTAGAATATCCATATGTATTTTTTTAGCTGGTTCCAGTATTTCTTTATCGGAAGGGGTTATAAATGGTCTGGCTGGCACATCCGCAGGTATTTTCTTAGTAGGATGGAATATTGGCTTTGATTGTTTCCAGTTAAACCCTTTAGGACTTGAATCTTTTGAAAAATCTTGCACAGTCATCACTCCTGATCTTGCCCCTGTTTTTCTTTCATAACCTAAAGGAACATTAGGAACTTTATACCCTTTTTCATGTAAAAAGCCGTAATGCAACATTTCTACACCACCGTCATCAGTCGCTTTTATACTTCTATAGAGATTACCAGTCTCAAATAACGGTTTTGTACCACCAGTCCCTCTTTCTTTCCTTAATTGCAAAGTAGAATGTGCAAGTCGTGGGCTTAATCCCTTGTCAATCTTTTCTTTAGCACCCTTAGCTGCACTTCTACCAAGTCTACGCATTCCAGTCTCAAGAACTTTAGGTAATTCTTTATCTAATTTATTAAAATCAAAATTACGACTTATTATTATTGATTTTTTTGCCAAATTCTTCTCCTAATTTTCTTGATTTTATAATTTTATCTGCGTTTCTAACTATCATAGACTCGGCCAAAGACTCAGCCCATGATTTTGGGTCTTTTATAATATCGGCAATATTGCCATCAAGTTCAACATTTATTTCATCTTTAAGATCTTTGATTTTGCTGACGAATTCTTTCAAAGATTGACTGTTGCTCGTTTTGTTGTCTGTTTTCGGCAATGATATCCTCCGCTTCTTGTAATGTTAAGTCATCGTTGTACTCAAGCATTAATTTGGCTTGTGTCGTTAAATTATTCTGTAGCCTATGATTATCCCACATAATCTGATCTTGCATTGATTTAGGGTATTCTGGCTCATTAAAATCTATTTTAAGCGACTCTGGTAGGCGAATACCGTTAAAATCAGCTATTTCACGCTCTATTTTATACAAATTATGCTCATACATCTTATAAAGCTCTAAATCGTCTTGATAATCCTCAAATCTTTCTAAATCTTTAATTTTAAGAGCAATACCACTAGGAACTTCACCACCATCTTGTGCAAATTGGACAAATAAGTGATTATTTTGTGCTACTAAGTCTACTTGGAACTTAACACTTTCAATAACTGCTTGTATGTCTGCTTGTGGAGCTACAATATCGTAAACCGATCCTTCAGGTAGATCAAGTATAGTATCTGACCCAGCTCTTTCTAATCTTTTGTGGTTTTGTAAGCCAGTAACATAGGGTTGGCCAAACATTTGGAATCTTAACCCTAATTGAAGCTCAGTCATAGTTATGTTTACATGTTCGTTACAAGAAACTATATCATCCGCCCCATCTACAAAGAAAGAGTCTATTTGATTCTCTCTATGTGTAAATAAAAATGGCAACACTCCATATCCATGCTCATATTCATCTAAAATATTGCCGTCTTCATCATATTCAGCATACATGCCTTTATCAAAATAAGCATATCGTAACTTCCCAGTATATCCTACATCATCAACATTCATTAAGATTGGGTACATAATAGCTTCTGGCTCAAAAGGGTTATCTCCAAGATGTACATCAAAATAATAAACAGGCCTATAGTCAAACCTTGGACTATCCCCATCAATAAATACAACTTGCGTAGCAACTGATCCAATCAATCTTGTCATTCTTTCTATGTGTTTCATTCTAGAGTCTTTTAAAGTTGTCATCCTAGAATATTGGTCGCTAACATTTCTAGCAGCGCCTACATTATAGATACGGCTCATCTTGTTTATAAATCTACGAGTAAAATTAGCCTCATAGCATGGAACCTCTCGAAATGCATCAGAATCAAAATAATTCTGTATATACATTGAAGTGTTTGTGCCACAATAATAATCAAGTAGTTTTCTAACATATGCTCTTCTTGCTTTTGATTGGGATTCTTTGAACTCTTTTACCGAGTCTTTTATTATTTGTTCTACTGTCATCTTTTCCTCACTATTAATTCTTGTTGTTTGATTGGGAATCTATTAATAAAAAAATATCTTAACATATCGCACCCATGGTCATGAAAACCATCTTTCATTGGCTCTGATTTTAAATCTTTACCTTCTTTTATTTCAGGGTATCTATAGTTCTCTAAATCTTCAGCAATACCTTGGCATTTATTATGTATGTGTAAATACCTTTTACCTAAAGCGTTTTCTATAAATCCTCTTACATGAGAAACACCTGAAGATATGCTTCTGGAAACACGATCTCTTACAGATCTTATAATTATACCGTTTTGTCTAAATATTTCTATATCCCCCATTCCTGATTGGCCTTGAGCTTGACTTCCAGCTGGATCGCCATAATAACCAGAAACATTGTAGCGCTTCTGTTTTATTCTTCTTACAAGCTCGTCTGTTTTAATATTTGTCTCGTGTATTATTTCGTCAAACATATTAATATGCCACTCACCATTAACCCTATAACATTGGAACCAACCAACGGCAGGCATTCGATATCCAAAGTCTATGCTGCAAAAAGTAGGTAACATAGGGTCGTAAGGAAAGTAACCCACATCTAAATTACGATCAAAAGGATATACTTGCCCAGCAAATGTTGTAAATTTTGCTCCATACTCTTGGTCATACGACTCAGTAGCCATATTCCTTTTACGCTCTAAAAGAAACTCATCGTTATTTCCATCTGGAAAAGAAAATTGATTTTCCCAAGAAGGGGCTTGATGAGATTCCCATAAATCATCCTTTTGACCCAGTAAATATAAATCATATATCCAGTTAAAACCTTCTGGCGTAGTTATGAATATAGCTTTCCCTTTTCTATCTGATAAGGTAGGAGATAAATACATATCCCATATCTTTCTTTTAACTTTAGCAGCCTCATCAATTATAAGGAGATCTAATCCTTCACCTACTAATGAATCTGGGTTGTCCGCCGATTTACCCTCTACAACTGTTCCCCATTTAAATTTAATATAACGCTCTTTTTCAGAAGCCCTCTCTATATCGCCTTGATGTCCAACAACCATCTTTTGCCATATCTCTCTAAACATGAGATCAGCTTTATCATAAGATAGTCCAACACACCATATTCTTTTATTGGGCTGCGATGCAACAAATGTAGCTTCCATAGCAGAACAAGTTGTCTTACCAAATCGTCTTCCACATACCATGACAAAAAACCTAGCTGTATCCTTTGTAGGATAGTGCAACTTCTCTTGACCAGCATGAGGTGTATACCCCATATAATTAAACCAAGATTTCTTAAATTTAATTTCTTCTGACAAATTATTTTTCATTTAATGTTGCAATAAACAACTGCCTTAATCTAACTTATGGCGTAGTATAAATACAAGATATTGTATATATATTTTTAAAAACACAATATAGGAGGGCAGTATGTCCGAAGAGAATCAAGTAGTAAGCGAAACAGTTAGTGAGCAACCTACACAGGATACTAGTCAAGTTAGCTCTGATGACAAGTATATAGCAGAAAGTAAAAAGTATAGAAAAAGAGCGCAGGATGCAGAAGCTAAAATTGCAGAGCTTGAAAAAAGGTTTGCAAGGCAAGAGGAGGAACAGCTAAAAAAGAAAGAAGACTTTAAAGCCCTCTATGAGAAGGTGTCTACTGAAAATGAAAGCTTGTCAACTCAAGCTGCTAAATGGAAGAGTTATGAAGAAAATAAAAGGTCTTCATTGCTAGAAAAACATCCTGAAGAAGAAAGAGAGTCTTTATCTAGACTAGATTTAGAAACTCTTGAATATGTAACTGGTAAAATTAATAATTCAAAGCCTAACCCTCCTGAAGTAATCGGAAGAAGCAAGAATGTCGTACCTGATAAAGCATGGGGAGACATGAATGACGAAGAAAGAAAAGCTTATTACAACAGTAAGGTTGGCATAAACTCTTAAGGAGAGATAAATGTTTAACTATTATGAAGGTCAGAATTCATGGATCGCTTCTGGTGCTGATTTCAATATCACATCAAGAATATCTTTGGATCTGGCAGGAACAAACAATGTAGCACTAGCTGGTGGTTTGAGAGATTCAGACTCTCAAACATCTGGCTTACAATTTTTCGTACCAGAAGTATGGGGTGCATCAATCATGGATTACATGGAAAAAAGTCTTGTATTTGGTGCATTGGCTAACGATCAGTCAGCTCTTGTTGCTGGTGGTGGTGATAGAATCCATCTTCCAAAACATACAGAGCTAAGTGCTAGCGACACATATGGTAGTGGCGTTGAAACTTTGATTGATTCAAATTTAGCATTTGCTAAATCTACTGATACTGAAGATGAGTATACTTTAGATATTAATCAAGCTATACATAGCGCAATATCTATTACTGATGTAGCTAAAGTTCAAGCTAGTTTTGATGTAATGAATATTTACACATCTAAACTTGGATATGCATTAGCTAAAAAAGTAGATCAATACTTAGCTCTCAAGCTATTTGAGTCAATTGCTTTTAATTATGCAAATGGAACTGACGATGGAACACAAGCAGGTAATACAATTGAAATAGCTGCTTCACATGATTCAACAGATATCGTTGCTGCTGGTGTATCTAATATGTTAGAAGCTATTTATACAAATGATTCAAACGCTAGTGACTATGTCATGGTTTTAACACCTATTGTTTATGCAAGTCTTTTCAAATTAGATGCATTTGCTAAATATGAAGGTACTGGTTTAGCTGGTGATTCAAACCCATTGATTAGCGGTTTTGCAGGAAGACTTGGTGGTGTAGATGTTATTGTTTCTAATAACTTTATGCACTACGGAGCAGGTTCTACTAGTTCTGCTCAGTCTGCTAGCCCAGTTGGTAACTTTAGTAGTAATAGCGTAGTGGATGAAAGTGAAAAGCTTCTTGGATACTTAATCCATAAAGATGCTATGCACATCGCTTATTCACCAGGCATGAAAGCTAGAGTACAAAGTGATTATCATTTGGCATCACTATCTACAAGATTTGTAGCTGATAGTGTATACGGATGTTTAGTTACTGGTAGCACTACTTCTGGAAACAAAAGAGTGTTCGCTTTAGTAAGTCCAGCTTCTTAATAAGTAGCTATAAATTAAGGGGGTGGGAAACTGCCCCCTTATAAAAATGGAGAAAAAAAATGATAAAAATGGAAAGCCCTAATAGAAAGGGACAATTTAAAATGTTTCAACCCGAGGATGTAGATGCTGCAAAAAAACAAGGGTGGGTTGAAGTAGGTGTAAAACCTAAAGCAAAAAAGAAAGCTTCTAAAAAGAAGTGAAAGATTTAATAGATCAATTAAAAATCCATGAAGGTTATAAGCCTACATTATACAAATGTACGGCTGGAGTAGACACGATAGGAGTAGGATTCGCCATAAAAGACTTACATTTGTCTGAAGAAGTCTGTGAGTTGATCCTAAAAGAAAAGTTAGAAGTATTAGAAGGCAGATTTGAAAAATCATTTGATTGGTTTAAAGATGCGCCATTAGAAGTAAGGAATACATGTATGAACATGGCGTATCAATTGGGGTTTCGTGGCTTCAGTAATTTTCGCAAAACTATAGCATTTTTAGCAGACAAAGATTATAAGGCTGCATCAGTAGAAATGCTAGATTCTAAATGGGCCAAACAAACACCAAATAGAGCAAAAGAACTAAGTGAGATAATTGCATCTCTATAGTTGTTTATATATACTGCCATTAATTAATTTATGATACACGATAAACTATCAGGCAATGCTTTAGCTTGCCCTAGCTGTTATAGTCTGCAATTGATTCGTAGTGGCTGGGAACATGGAAAACAGAGATATAGGTGCAAGCGATGTGGGCATAGAAGCGTACATCCTGTGACTGACATTGAGCTTTTAAAAGAAAATGTTAAGTACAGAAAAGAGAAGCAAAAAGCCCAAGATCTTAATAGGATCGAGAGGAAAGGCTTCAGAGAGCATGCAAGAATTGAGAATGCTGTAGAAGAATACAGCAAAGAATTAAAAAAGCTTTTTGAAAATAATAAGCTACACAAGCTTACAGCAAAACATAAGGTTAAAAATAAAGCTGTTGGGGTTATACAATTTAGCGACCTTCACTTCAATGAATTAGTCGAACTCCAGAATAACAGATATGACTTTAAAGTTGCATCACAACGATGTCAGCATTTTGTGCAAAAGGCATCAGCATACTTCAAGACAAATGATGTTAGCCAAGTTGTGGTGGCTTTAACTGGAGACCTGATGAATAGTGATCGGCGCTTAGATGAGTTGCTTAACCAGGCTCAGAATAGAGCTAAGGCAACATTTTTGGCTGTCGATATTATGCAGCAAGTATTACTTGATCTAAATAGAAACTTTAATGTAAGCGTTGGAAGTGTGGTTGGTAATGAAGGTAGGGCAAATAAAGAGCTAGGATGGAGTAATAAAGTCGCCACAGATAACTATGATTATACAATAACCAGTTGCCTTAGATACCTTTTTAAAGATTCAGATATGCATTTTATAGATGGCGACCCTAGCGAATTAGTTATCAATGTGGCTGGTCAAAATTTACTTTTATTGCATGGGCATGGAGCGATAGCCAAAGGAGATGAAAGAGCTGTCAATCAATTAATAGGAAGATATGCAATGAAAGGTATAGCAATAGACTATACAATATTTGGCCATGTTCACTCTGCTAGAGTAGGAGATACATTCTCTAGGAGTGCAAGCTTAGTAGGAGCGAATGATTACTCAGAAAAAGCATTAAATTTAGGTGGTAGGGCAAGTCAGAATGCTTATATATTTTATAGTAACGGCAATAGGGATGGTATAAAAATAGACTTGCAAAATGTTAGTTGTAAAGGTTATAACATAGATAAAAGTTTGGAGGCGTACAATGCAAAATCGGCTAAAAAAACCAGTAAAACTGAAACCATATTCAAGGTGGTCGTATAATACATCCTCTATATTGCCTTCTCCATATTGTACGAAGGATCGATCTTGCACTACGCTTCCAATATTTACGGAGAGTCAGTATGATAGATAGTTTAAAAACAACCACAGCTGGAACAAGCGCAATGGTTGTTACTTGGATGGAATGGCTGCCGATTGCAGTCAGAGTATTAGTGGGGTTTGCCACTTTTTTATATATATGTTTAAAAATTTATAAGTTAATGAAGTAATGAATGAACGAAGAACAGCTACAGAAACAAGCAGAAGGATTCTTAGGAAACTGGGTATGGTTATTTGTATCTGGAGTTGCTCTTTTATTATTTAAATCAACAATTGAAACTGTTGTAGAGGGGCTAAAAGTCTTTTTAGGTAAAGACATAAATACAGACGATGTAGTTATACTGGATGGTCGCCCTGCTAGAGTTATAAGGGTTGGTATGTGGAAAACTACATTCTTTGCTTACGATATTGGAAAGGCTGATGGAAAACCTTATGTTAAAGGTGGAACTAAAATCCAGATCCAAAACGATAAGCTTAAGGATCACATAATAGAAAGGCCCTTGCAAATGTTAGATTTAAGTAAATGGGAAGATAAATGATTAGCATAAAAGATAGAAAGATGCTAAATCAAATTAGACAAGAAGTTGATGTTAAGATTAACAGCTTCGGTTTAAAGATAAGAAGACTTGAGAATGAAAATATAATGCTTAAGTCAAAAGTTATAGAATTAGAAAATTTAATTAAAGGAGAAAAGTAACTATGGATTGGTTAATGATGACTTTAGGAGCAAGTAGTGGAGGAGCAGTATTGTGGGTATTAAAGAAGATACCTAATGAAAAAATTTGTGCAGTTGTAGAAGGCTGCTTTGAAAAGCTTGGCGTATTAATGACAGCTGGTTTAACTAAGTTTTGGGCCACAAAAAAAGTATGGAATGCTACGGTGGAGCCTTACTTTATAGATCTTATTGACAATGTTGTGGGTGGTGCATTACGAGGCTTAATTAAAGGTTTGAGGTCAGACAATAAGTGATTTTAAAAAAAGCAATATTGAATTTTGTAGCTGGTAAACTGATCAAAAAGTTCAAGCTAGATAAAATACTTAAATATGTTGAAGAAGATAACGAGCTAGATGATGCTGTTAGGTTTCTAAAGATAGAAATGCATGAAATGAAAATAAGGTTAGAAAAACTAGAAAGTGAGTAAAGAGTTAAAAATAGAAGGAAACTTTGGTAAAGATTTTCAACAGATATTTGTTGGAGATGAGCCTACTAATATATTTATTAATAACGAAGGTAAAATAAAGTCTGCAAACTTTGATAGCGATTTAAATGGTGCTATGTCTATAGATACAGATAGAACTAGTACATTTGCTTCTGAATTGCAACTCAGCGATGATTTGTGTATTTTGAAATCAAAAGAAGGAGTTACTCTAAATTCTAGGACAGGTAGATTTAATATGGAAAACGCAGGAATAGAGTTTAGTCCTGCAAATAGTGCTTATGCTGGTATGATATTAGGCTACACTAGAATAGCTAACGACAGCACGACACACCCTCATCAATACATAACTATTAACTCTAGCACGATGACTGTTCTCCAGACAGCGCAAGGTACAGACTTGTCAGTAACATTTACAGCCCCTCCAAGTGGAAAAGTTGAAATTAATTTTTCGTGTTGGATGACAGCAATAACAGGTGGTGCTAAATTTAGTCTATCTTCAGCATCATCTTACTCTGAACTAGATGAAACACATACTTATGATGCAGACCAAAATGTTTATATTGACGAGTCAGACCACTATATACACAATGTAAACTTTTCTGTATCAGGATTGACTGCAGGGACATCTTATACATATTATATAGCAGGTAGAGCAAGTGAAGCAAATGTGCTTATTGCACACGGAAGAAATAGAACTTTTGGTACTTTTTTTCCGCCAATTATAATCAAAGCTATAGCTTTACCACAATCGATTACAACAGGAGAATAGATGAGTTTAACAGATAAGACAATAGCAAATTCATATAAAGATTTATTACAGCTTGACAATTCCAATAATGGAGTGGCTGTTTCAGGCAAAACAGTTAAAGATGGAGAAGGGAACAGCACAAATCTCACTTTAGGTCAGAGAAACACAACTATCAAGGCTGGGTTTTCAAACCACTCTCAGACATTTCGAGTTCAAAATATGTCGGCCGATAATATATTTGCTGTAGATACTGCAAGTAACATAGTAAAAGTCAACGAAACACAAACTACAGCCAATACTCAATATCTAAGGTTTACAGGTAAGAGTATTGATGTTGACAATGGAACTCATATAGCTGTACCAATAAATCCAAACCCATCAGGCTCTGCTGTAACATTCGGAACAGCTACAGACCCTGCTGCACCATCTGTTAGTAATAATGGAGACGATTGGGTTCATTACTTGCATTATGTAGATACTAATATAACAGTAGATGCAGTATCTGTATTGGTGGGTGCAAGTGCTGCTAGTGGAGATGCTTTAAACTTTCATTTGTGCAGTATAGCTACATCTGATGGAACAACTGTAAGTTCTTGGAGTGGCACAACAATCGTAGCAGATCATGTTGGTATGGCTAACGCAGGTTATGAACAATTCTACAGAGAATCATTAAGTATACAGTCTGCTGATGTAGACGCTGGTAATTATTTAGCATTAACAATAGAAGGGAATGGCACAAATAGTGATTATAGTGTTAATGCCCTAGTAAGATATCATATAAGGTAAAGGAGAAAAATTATGGCAGTTTCATACGGATCATCAACATCATCAAATACAAAGGCTCAGCCTATATCTACTAGTAGTGTGGCTCAAAAACCTGTATTGGAAAAACAAAGTGTTGTTCAAAAAGGTACATCAAATAGAATATTTGGAATTTCAGAAAGTAGATCAGCAAGCGCAACAAATGAATTTATGCCTAGTCGTATAGAGGTGATGAATGATGGAAATTGTCCTATAAATATTTTAAGTGGCTATGAAACTTATTCAGACGAAACGACTGGTGCTGGAGCAACAAGATATTTACATACTGTGCTAATGCCAGGAGAATCTTTTTCACCACCAGTAAAAAGCGTAATTTCTACAGAAGCAGCTTCAACTCAGTTTGATGGAACTTCAGTTGGTACTCTAGATCCAGTCTCTGTTGATAAAACAGCTGGTGGTTCTCCAACACGAACTAATACATTTTTATTTGATGAAATTGCACATATAACAACACTTGGTGCCGACATAGAAGAAAACTCAACAACAGTAACAACAGCAGCTAATGGAACAAATGCTTTTAGAGTAGGCGATCTTATACAGATAGGGACAACATCAGACACAACTGTTTCTAAGTTAGAAATTATGAGAGTTGTTTCTATAGATAGCACTACAGTAATGACTGTTGAAAGAGGGGGAACTAGCGCATCAGATACTGGTTTATATGGAAGCAATATAGTAGACAAAGACAACCAGACAGATCCCAATAGAGGTGCAGTATCAGGAGCTAAAATATTTCTTCCATACTTCAACGCTTATCACGATTATAATAAATTTGCTACAGCACAGACAGATGCACAAGGGAAATTTAAAGCTTTTAACATGTTTAATTTGGGGAGAAGCACTAGTGCGGCAGCCAATGCAGGTATTGTTCCTGGCTCATTTGGATTGCGTTTTTATGAAGCTGGATATCAAGAGTTTGGCTTGAACGGAATAACTATAAATTCTAACACAGGACTTACAGCTGGCGAGACATACTTTTTTAATATAAGTATAGATGGTGCAACTGCCGATGAGATATCTTTTGCTGTTGATTCTGCAAACACAAATTTTGGTGGTAAGAATGGAGTTGTTTCAAAGATACAAGCCGCTATAGATGCTTTGTTCTATGATAAATCTAAAAACAATTTTGAGAAAGCTGCAACTGTTGCAATAGTAAACGGAGACTTAAGAGTCACATCCGATCAAAGCACAACAAGCTCAGCAATAGCTTTGACTGTAGCATCGTCTGGTGGAACAGATGCAACTAGATTGTTTAGTGGTGACAATGCTATGGGTCGACTGTCAGCAGATCCTAAAAAAGCTGTTCTTGCGAAAGTGCCAGATGAAAATACTTTTGACAATGTAACATACACAAGCTCTCCAAACACTACAAACTTAGTTTATGATGATGGTATGGGTAATTTGATGGGAGCTGCGACAGGGTCGATTAACTATGAAACAGGTGCCTTTGATTTAGTAGGTGGAATACCAAACGCATCATTTAAATTTATAGTAAATCATAGTTCTGCTTTCTCTGGAAAACTTAACGAAGGAACAGCTGGAAGAATAAATTCGGTTAAAGAAATTTTAGTGAATACATTTTCACAAAAAAATGGTAGCGTAGTATTAAAAACATTTTAAGGAGGAGTAATGCCGTATCATACAAGTAAAAAAAGTAAAAAGAAGATTGGATCAAAAAAGACTAGAAAGATGAAAATGAAAAGAAAAGTCAAAAGGAAAAAGTGAAATGGCTAAGTATAAAGGTAAATCAGTTAGATTGAACAAGCCAAGCCGTATTCGTAAAGGTCAACCAGGATACGGAAGAAAGAAAAGTCAAGTTTATGTAAAAACAAAAGGAAGAGTTAAAAGGGTTACTTTTGGCGATCCAAACATGAGAATTAAGAAATCTAGTCCAGCTAGGCGCAAATCATTTAGATCTAGACATAGATGTGCTACAGCAAAGGATAGAACAACTGCAAGATATTGGTCTTGCAAGGCATGGTAAATTATGGCGAGAAAGAAAAAAAGAAAGTCTACAGTTAACAAAGCGGGTAATTATACAAAGCCTACTATGAGAAAAAGATTGTTTAATAAAATACTTAGAGGTAGTAAAGGCGGTAGAGCAGGTCAATGGTCTGCTAGAAAAGCACAAATGTTAGCTAGACAATATAAAGCTAAAGGTGGTGGATATAAATAATGGCTCTTAAAAAATCACAAAGATCTCTTAAAAAATGGACTGCTCAAAAATGGGATTATATAAGCAAAAGCGACAAGAAAAAGCCTAAGAGTAAGAGAGGTCGTTATCTACCAAAATCTGTCCGTCAAAGCCTAACTAAAAGCCAGAAAGCATACGAGAACAGAAAGAAAAGAGCGGCTACTAAGAAAGGTAAGCAAAGAGCTAGTTATTCTAAGACAGTAAGAAAAAAAATGAGAGGTAAATAAATGGCAACAGCACCAACATATATAACGCACGCAGAATTAAAAAGAATATTTCCTCAAATGGATGAGTTTGACCAAAAGACTCCTATTTATGGATGGAATCAATTATTTACACACGGTGGATTTGAATTATATGAAGCCGATGACACAGGTCTTGTAAATGTATTATTTAAAGATGGTCAAGATTTAACACCGTACAAAAAAACAGAAAGTTATACCGATTCTACAGCAAATACAGCAGAAGAAGTCAATATTATAGAAACTAGAATAGATGTTAGTGATGAATCTGTTTTTGCTTATGGAGATATAGTAAAAATTGATGATGAAAAAATGTTAGTTGTGAACATATCTTCAAATAGAATAACAGTTGAAAGAGGATTTTTAGGTACAACAACAACAACTCACAATACAGGTGTTGATATATATATAGGAGTATCTTGGTCAGAAGAAAATCAATGGCTTTATAATGAAGGCTGTGATGCTGTGCTATTTTACTCTGAAACTGTAAACCCTTCTGATTCATTGATGGAGGCAGGTGAAGATTATAGCACTATGGTAACCCAATATAGATCAGATGCAAGCCGATACTTTGATTCAAGAGTTGACCCTACATTACCAAAAG